GTTGTACTGGATGATCGCAGCCTTGATGACAATGTCCGGGTCATCGCTGACGTAGGCCACAGCATCAGGAGCAACGGTGTTAGCAGCCCAGCTTTGATAGCGTTGCTTGCCAAACAGAGGACCGCCAGCCGGGGTGTATTCACAACCCAGGAAGACGCCCAGCGTACCGCCAGTTTCTGCCGCAGCAGAGTTGTACGCCAGACCAGAAGTGATCAGCGTACCGTCAGAGGTGAACTTTACGGGGTCACCAAAGTACAGGGAAGAGGTATACCCGCTAGCAATCGGGATCATTCGCGTGGAACCCGCGAAGACCTGACCACCAATCAGGTTAACCGGAATTAGACCGTACGGTCCTTCTACGGTAGGGTAAGCCATTTAAGACTCCTTGAATTTACGAGCCGCGTCCGAACGAAACCTCCGAGCGGCGCTCCTTAAACAGAGGCATCCGAGGATCATTCTCGCGCATGAAGTTGTTGTCCACTGATTGCATCTGCCCGTCAGCTTGACGCTGGAAGTAGGTAGAACGCTGCTCAATGAACTCCGAAGGTGTTTTGCAAAGCATCAAGCCACCGATTTGAATGCTGTCTGGGAACCGGCCCGCGCCGCCTCCTGACACATGCGCTTCTGGATGGTCGCTAGCTTTAACGGGCTCCCAGCCCTCTTGCAGCTTGACGGAGACATTACGAGGATCATCAACACCGAGAGTGCTGACACGAATCCATCGCATGGAGTATCCAGGCTCTGGGTTCACATCAGGAAGCAACTGCGGCGGCATCCACTGCTTGGGCCTCTCAGCCTTTGCTCGGGAATCTGCTTCGCGTGAAATTCGGTTCTCAGCCATTTTGTTTCCTCATATCTTCCGCAACCTGACGCGCATAGGCTTCCAAAGGAACCCCAAGACGCTTGGCGATATTGACTTGTGATTGTGTCAGCACGATCTTTCTGGGCGCTGTGCTGCGTGTTGCTGGTGCTACAACTGACGACTTTTTTGCTGTCTTTCCCGAGGAGAACGCATCTGGGAAAATTTGCCGTACACGAGAGTTAATCTTCTCGTAGTACTCATCGCTGGCTGTATCCACCCCGCTTTCAACAAGTTTTTTGTGAACTGTCAAAGCAACTGCGGTCATTTCGTCGTCTGACCCAAACCACGGATTGGCATCTTGCCACGCACGGGCTCTGGTATCGACTTGTACCGGTTGTTCAACAGGTCGTGGAGCGGGTTGTATCACAGTTTCTTGAGACTGTGCAACTTGCGGCTTGAAATTGTTTACCCGTTCAGCACGTATTTTTGCTGACGTTAACTCTTCTTGCGCAGAAACAAGGGCGTCCGAATCTCCTGATTCATATGCCTGCTTGTACTTCTGCTTGGCCTGCTCTACCTCGTTGGCAACAACCTTCTTGGCTTGCTCAAGCAATACTTGTTGGCCCTGACCCAGGCTACCTTGAAGCTTTTTGTTCTCTTCAACCAGCGCTTGAGCAAGGCGCAGTGCCTCTTCACGCTCCCGGAAAGCCGCTTCCTTGGCCCTGCGCTCCTCGTGATAACCCTTAGAGAAATGCTGGATGCGCTTCTTAACGCCTTCGGAATACTGCTCAAGCTCGTCGTCGGTGACTTCTGCCGGGGGCTCCTTCATGGGCTTGCGGCCCTTGTCCGCTGTGGGCGTGTCGTCTACAACCTCAATCTCAGGCCCTGATTCAACTTCATACTCCACCTTCTCTTCAGAGGTGGCTACAGGAGTCTCGTCAGGGAACTTGAATTCGTCGTTCTGTACATTTGCCATGAGTTACTCCTTAGCCGCGCTTGATGCCACGGGGGTCTTGTACAACCGCCTCGACGCTGTCATCGTTGATCAAACGGAACTCTTGCCCGTGAATCTTCAGGCGCGTACCCGTGTTGGGGCGCACAAGGACAAAATCTCCTACCTTACATGACGGACCACTGGGAAAGCGCAGCGGATCTTTGTAACAGTCTGGCCCCATCTTGGCGACAAACAACACCGGGCTCATCACCTCTTCAAAGTGCATGGTCTGGCCCGCCTTGGCAAGCCCGCTCTCATACTCTTCTTCCGCTTTTGGCAGAACACAAAGCAAGTGATATGTCACCGGGTCAGGCACCTGACGGGCCTTTTCAGCTTCGGTTTGCGGCAACACCGTGGTGTTTTCACCGTCACTCAGGAGTAGTTCACTCATCGTCGTTTTCCATCTTTCGCACAAGGTCGGTGATAAAAGCATGTGCGCGTGATAGACCCCGGATCTCACCGCACAAGTCCTTGTACTCAGCAAAATCTTTTGCCGAGCCTGAGATAAGCGCCTGGGCGATGGACTCCCGGCGCTCCTCTAGTTCTTTAATGACTACGGTAAACGCAGTAGTCGCCATGTTTGTTCCTTACTGTTTAGGTTGTTGACGCAGCATTTGCTGACGGGCTTTCATCGCATCAGACTGCATTTGCTGACGTATCTTCTGCTGATGCTTCTGCTCGTTGTGCTGAAGTTCTTGCTGTGCTCGTGCCGCTTTGAGTCTCGGGTCTTCACCTTGGTTCTTTTGGGCATCTAGCGCCAGTCGAGCTTGTTCAAGCTGCAGCTTTTGCTGCGCGATTTGGAAGTCCCGCTGGCTGTCAGCTTCCTTGCGCTGAAGCTCTTGCGCCTTCAGTTGCAGTTCTGCCTGCTTCATCTGCACTTCAGGGTTCTGCGCCATCTGCTGGGCTTGCTGCTGTTGAGCCTTCTGCATGTTGCCCTGCAGCAATTGCTGCGCTGCCTGGGCTACCAGACGGGACAACTGAACTTCAGTCTGTTCATCAAGCTCCTGATCCGGCGCGGTCATCGGAACACCAAGCTGCTCTTCGATCTGCTGCCGGTAAGCAAACGCCATGTGCTCAGCAATGTGCGACAAAATTGCACCCTGCATCTGCTGCGCCATAGGCGTCTGCCCCATCATTTGCATGATGGTTGGGTCTTGGAGCATCGACATATGCGTAGCGATATGCGCCTGATGGTCCTGATAAATAAACGCCTTGGTGGGTTTACCAGTCAGGAAACTCATGTTTTCTGACACAGGATCACGCGGCTTCTGGTCATCTTCAATCGGCACCAGCTTCTCTGCGTTCTTAATCCCCAATACTTCCAACATCTGTCGGTGCAGTTGCGGCAAGTCGTAGATCTGCGGAGCGCCTTGAGCCAACTGCAGTGCCGCTTGGTACTGCATGATCCGCTGCGCCATCGTGGCTGCGTTGGGATCGCTAACCGGGATCACCTCAACAAGGTCGTAGTCGGCCTGCTTGACCGCACGGTCCCCGCCTTCAGGCGTGTAAGAGTAGTCAGGCGGCAGGAAGTCGCGGATGATCTCCTTGAGCAGCTTGAACTCCATCCGCAGGCTGGCGTGTACACGCGCCTGAACAGCAGACATCGTCTTGAGTTGGCGCTCAAGGATAGCCAGCGTTGTGCCCACAGGAGCCTGGGCACTCATGTCCGAGACCTTCAGGTCAGCAATAGCAGCCAACCTGCGTCCGTCTTCCGTAATTTGTTGGAGCAATGCAGCCAGAACTTGGCTCGGCTCCTTGTACGGCAGGGGCATGATGTTGTCCCTGACCGACCCGCTTGGCACATCTACGTCACGGAACTCGCCCGGAGCGATGGGCGTGTCATCCCCCTTAATCCTCAGGCCCCGGCTTTTCAGACCACCGGGCAGGTTGGACAGGGTTCCAGCATCCACCAACTGACGGATGATGGAAGTACCAGCGCGAGCATAACCACCAATAAGATGGATATAGCCCAGACCATAAGCACCAAAGCCAGGAATATATGTGTACTGGACGAAGTGCTGTCGCTTGAGCTTCTTTTTGTCCGCTTCGTCCCAGTTACGGCGGATCGCCAGAATCTCCTGAGTACCACGATCCAGCGTAACAACATACGGGAGCGGAACTTCATCTTCGTACCCCGGCATATCCCAGTCCACATGGATCTCTAGGATCTGATACCGGTCGTCATCCGTCAAGGAGTAACCTTGCTCTTCTGCCTTTTTCTTTTCAACGTCGGTCAGGATGCGCGTCGGCTCACCCAGATCCACCTCCCGGTAGAACCCTGCAACCTGCAGCTTCTTGATCTCGTTCTCCGTTTTACGCATCACATGCGTGACACGCTCGGCGGTGTAAACATTACTTGCCCCATAGGGCATGATCAAGTCTTCAGCCGGCACAAACGGAGCAGCAGGCAGTTCCGTGCTTGGGTTGGGGTAGATCTTCTTAAACGCCGCCCCCGCAAGACCCAAGGAGTACAGCATCCGCTCATGCTCTGAGCGGTAGTCCACCATCCGCTCGGTCAGCATGTAGTTCATGTCATCACGAACACGCTCTGCCGCGTCCTCGTTCAGCCGGGTGGACTCTCCAATGATCTGCGTCTTGACCGGCCCCTGAGCAGGGAAGGTCTCCGTGATCATTTCTGACTGGAACCGTATCGCCGCCTCCGTTAGGAGAGGCGAATACACGCCACAAGCACCAGACCAAGGCTCGGTGCGCTCTTCGTACTTCATGCCAAGGACTTCCAGTCCCTTGACAAACATCTCTGTCCAGTCTTTGCGACTGTTGATGTCCGCGTCCACCAGATCAACGAGTTCTGAGGCAAGAGACTGCATCTCACTCTTGTCCATGAACTCCGCAAGGTTTGCGTCAAAATCATCTGCGGTCTCGGGTTCCGGCATCAAATCGATTTCGACGCCATCAATTCCTATCTTGACGCCTTCCGGGTCTTCAATTTCAATCTCGATGGCCGGCTCGTCGGTGAGGAGCATCGGGTCGAAAGGCATGAGGGCTTGGTCGATGTTGGTAGCCATTTGGTGTCCTTAGTAGTACGCCGCTCTGCGGCTACTCTTGAAGTAAGTCACTTCTTCCTTTACGTCTGTCGGCAATCGGATAAAACCGCCTTGCCTGAAACGCAACAGCGCTTGAGTTGTCGAATCCACGAGGTCGTCGTTGGCACCGCTAGGAAAGTCGTTGCACTCTTCAATGACCTCTCTCGCCCACCGCCTGTCAGGTGCCCACACTATGCCTGAAGAAAACAGATCAGAGACAGCATTCACACGAGAAATCTTGTCTTGGCCCTTACCCGGAGTGAACTCTCCTATGGGCACTCCCATGCGACGTAGCTCCTGATAGAGAGCCGCCCCGTTGGACTTCTTCTCCACCACGAACGCATCGGGCTCCCACTCGTTATATTCTTCAAGTACGAGTTTCTTAAGCTCAGGAAACTCCATCCGCTTCTTGATGGCGTTCAACAATATAATGTTGAAGTTGTCTGTTTCCTCATTGAAGAATACCCCCCAGGTAGTCAAAGCATTGTAGTCCGCTCGGGTATTTGCCTCTTGAGCAGCGTCCAGCGACATAATAAGGAACTCACATTTGGGAGGGTCTTCTTTTTCCCAAATTTTCCACCACTCACGTTTAATCAGTGCGCCTTCTTCAGATACGGGGTTCTGCATGTACTGGGCTTCCCAGTACCGAATATCCATACCCGCTTTTTTAGCAAGCAGTTCGTCAAGGCTCCAGAATTCCCCCCAAAGTGGCTTTTCATTTAGAATTGCAGGGAATTCGACCACTTCCCACTGGTCAACGCCTTCTTCGCGTTGCATCTGATTGACAATTTGACCTGTCAAATCCAGTTTAGACCAGCGCGTCATCACGACAATAATGGCACCTCCAGGCATCAAACGCTGGATGGGGCCCGACTGAAACCACTCCCAAGCAGGTAAAAATACGTCCGGACGCCCTGTTTTTGCGTCTTGTTCGCTGTGTGGATCGTCAATGATGAACAGATCAGCGCCTCGACCTGCCAACGCGCCACCTACACCAATAGCGAAGTACTCGCCATTGAAGTTTGTACCCCAACGTGAGGCAGATTTACTGTCCGCTTGTAGTTCGACCTGCGGGAATATGTCCTTATACGAGTCCGAACCCACCAGATTACGCACTCTACGGCCAAAATTAACTGCCAAATCCGCCGTATGGCTGGACATGATGACCTTTTTGTGGGGGTATCTGCCTAAAAACCACGCGGGAGCGAGATAAGATATCAATTCTGACTTGCCATGACGGGGGGCGATATTCACAATCACCCGTTTTTTGATGCCGTTGGCAATATCTTCGAATATCTGGATCAATCTACGGTGGTGGGGGCCTACTTTATACCCCGGATATACGTGTTGGACGAAATCCAGCAGTGAATCTTTACCTTTTGACTGAATATATTCGCTTTCCCAGCGTTTTAGCAGTTCCAGCGTCTTTCTTTTATCCGCTTCCGTCATGTACGGAAGGGATTTCTTCAACTGAAGTACCTTATCAGGCGTTAGTTGGCTCATTTTCGACCACTTCCACCATCGGTACGTCCACAGTCCGGGCTTCCAGCTTGGAAAGAGTCTCCAGAAGCTCGCGTTCGACCTCTTCCAGAGACTGATTCTTGACCGTCATCTCGGTGCGCTTCTTGAAGGCATCGACGCCATCGACTTCGCCCAAGGCTTTGATAGCTTGCAGGCGTACTTTTCCGTCAGGATGGGCAGATTCTTCGATTAGTTTGTTGACTACGAAGCGTTTGAGGTTGGCAAGCTCTTGTACAACCTGAGAGTCGTACTGAGCAACCAGCCCTGCAAGATAGGCAATGGTCTCGTTGGGGTAAACCGCCATATCCGGGCGGATAGGCCCGCCCTTGATGAGATCGGCAGCGATTTCTCTAGCTGCTGACTGTGAACTCTCGTCGGGCGCAATGATCGCACCCGTGAGATCGGCAATCATTTTGATTGTCCGAGCCCGCATTTCCAACTCCTCGCGGGGAGTCATCTCTGGATACGCCTCTTGGGCGCTTGCGGGCAGGGGAATGCTGTCTTCGATGTCTGGTATGAGGTCCATAGGAAGTCGCACTATGAAACAGTGCGCGAAATGTAGCACGTATTTTGAAAAGGAGGTAGGAGTCCCTGACGGGGGGTGTTTCTAGGATGTGACGTATGGAACGAAGGACAAGTGACGTATGGAACGAAGTGACGTATAAAACGAAGTGGAGTTTTGGAAAGTGCGGAGTTGTTTGTGTAGATCATGGGGTGTGGGGTGCGCGGGGGGACCCGTTACCAGCTAGGGGGGTCCGGGTGCGGTGGGTCAATCCCCCTGAGAATTCGCTTTCGGAACAGCACCATGCTATATACAAATCACTGGGCAGCGCGGTGCTGTTCAGTGTTTACTAGGAGGCCAACATGGCTAAGACGACAAAGGTGGACCGTTCGGTCCTGGTTTCCCGTGGAATCATCAAGGCAACGCTTGAGAGTCTCAAGCGTGAAGCTGCTGAAGTGAAGCGCCGCGCAAGTGATTTGCGCAAAGCGCGGTATACGGTCGTACAACCTGTCCTGACCCGGCTCTGTATGCTCCTCGATGGTGTACCAGAGAATGACCGACACGTCGGCGTCTCGAGTCACTACGGCAGAGTTGAGATTACGTTGGCGCTGTATAACCAAGACACACTCAACAGTGATTTGGTTTGTAACTTGCTGGGTTACGCCAACGACGTTTGCCCCAACGCAAAGTCGAGGGACTACGTTGGAAAAGACTGGGGCGAGCGTGAGCACCAATTCAGCAATGAAGATCTCAGCATTCGGATTGGGGTACACGTCAAGTCAGACAGCACGTGCCAGCGAGTGATAGTCGGCACAAAGACAGTCGTGCAAGACGAATACAAGTTCGTCTGTCCAGACTGACCCGACAGGGTTGCAAGGCGCAGGGCTCCGGCCCTGCGCCTTTTCTTTTGGCCCATCGATGCCAGTTCTTGGTCGTCGCGCGTGTCTGGGCGCGGGCGTGGGCGCTAGATAGTGGTTCAGTTCCCCCTGAGAAGTTGATTAGCGGGCCAGTATCAGCTATACAAACACTACAGAACGACGTCGCGGTGACGTCGCGTATGTTTCAACGCACTATTGGAGCAAAATCATGAGTGCAAAGCAAAAGACCCCGGTTTCCCCGTTCTATCAACCTACATCCCTCAAAGATGCGGGTTACAAGGGTGCACAAAGTGTCGAAACGCTGGCAGCAATTGCTGCTTACGTGATGACGCTGCAGCCTGATGTGTCAGAGAATGGTCTCTCTTCCGAAAACAAAGCCGGCTTGGCGGAAGGTTGGATGTTGCGTTATGGGGAGATTAACCCCGGCCAGCGTTACACCAAAGAATGGAACCCGCTCCCTGCCGATGCCCCGGCGCAAGAGGGTGAAATGCTGGTGACAGTGCATTTCGCGATGTCATTCACCCAGCAAGAATTCGGCAAGTTCAAGGGCACTGACCCCGGCAAGTATGGTGCAGTGCAACCGGTACGCGAGAAGTTCCAAAAGTACTGTGCTAATCGGGTAGCTGACCTGATGACGCAGATCAAACGCATCGTCAACGATGCCAAGCCCCGAACACGGGTTCAGGCCAAAGACTACGCGGATTGGCTCTCTGGCCAATTGGACGAATTCAAGTCCAGGGCAAAGACTGCGAAGTCCAGGGGAGACGCAACAGCCCCTGACGAAGCCAAACTCAGAATGGCAATTGATGCCTTCAGGAAAGCCTTAGGCTAACCCCCACGCCCCACGATGCCCCGCGCATCGTGGGGCTTTTTTTCGTCCGCGCTATTTGAAACCAGTTCTTAATCGTCGCGCGCGTGCTCGCGTGTGCGGGCGCAAGGTTTCGCGCAAGGTTGTTATTTAGGACGCCAGCCTCGGCTGAGCCGCTAATTAGCGATTCAGTGTTGTATGTACTGCTAATCAGTCATTTTGTTCTGATGTTCCGGTTATACGTCATTGTTCTAACCAATACGTCACACTACACCCTGGAACAATGACGTATAACCAGAACACTGGAACAAAAACCACTATGGATAAAAAAAGTCCACCTATTGAGGTGGACTAACCTTGATGACAAGGAGGGAGATCGCAACTGAACCCGATTTGTGCCGTAAAATTTCAACATGCACTGGATGTGCATGTTGCCAGAAAAAATCCGTTTTGTCAAGTAACCCTACTCAGAAGTAGGAAATCCGCCCGGAGGCGGATTTTGCTCATTTGTGACGTTTAATTTCAACATGCACTGGATGTGCATGTTGCCAGAAAAAATCCGTTTTGTCAAGCCCTTTTTACCCCTATTTTTGTTCCAATGTTCTAGTCGTGTTCCAGAAAAAGTTAGTGGTTCCTTACACGTAAGTTGTTGTCACACAAGGGAAATTCGGATTTGTTCCCACTGTTCTAGTGTTCTAGCCAAAATGAGGGGTGACGGTAAAGGGCATGAATTTTTTGGTGGAACAGAGAGGTCAAGCGAGGTTTTGCAAGAAGTTATCCACAGAAAAAAACATGGTCTCCTAGGAGCCCTCCCCCCTCTAAACTTAGAACAAGAACAAAACATCATTTTTCTCTTTATATTCAAGCACTTACAACCGTTCCTTGCACGTTCTACACAAGATTTTTTTACGTCACTTGGAACAAATCCTGGAACAACCCCCATTTGTGCCCTATAATACGTCACAAATGACGTATCCGAGCCTTCTAATAAACAAAGTTGCCCAGAAGTCTTGACATACGTCACAAAACCCCCTATAATGCGCGTGTTGGGGCAATGCGCTCTGACACAGTCCTATTCAGTCACCCACCTCTGCCTGAGGTACTAGTTATGGAGTCAGTCATGTACGCTCGTCCTCGTTCCCCCATCCTTGCTGGGTTCGTATCTATCAGCCCAGCCACGCATGAGTTCCTACCTAGAGCCACCCGCAAGGCCCTGCGCGTAGTGAAGCCTGCCGCAATCCCCCAGACCTACACCAACTGGGATGCAGACACCCCAGACATCTGCGACTCCGACGATGCCCACATCCTGCGGGCCAATACGGTCGATCCTGACTTCGACCTCGACGGGTCCGCAGAGTTCAACGATTCAGACGGGTCTGAAGACCTGCACGGCCTGACCATCGTCAATGCCTGGGAGTACGACTTCCAGGGCTACAGCGTCCTTTGATCTGAGGAGCAACTGCCATGTCTCGCATCAAATCCCTCGTCTTCGACGACCAGATGAACTTCCGTGTCTTCCCTGAGGTAGTCATTCAGCGCAGTGTGAGTCACTCCACACTGCTACGCCTCCAACGGGACCCTGCCCGTTTCCTGCAATGGTGCCGCCTGCGCACCATCCTCAAGCCTCACTGCCGCACTTCCCACACTTGGGAAGACCCGGTGGATGCAACTCCGTTGGAAATGCATCGGTTCAAGATCGATGAGTGGATCTGCTCGTTCATCGTCGAGCGTGGCGAGATCAGCGAGTGGTCATTCAGCCACATCACCTGCGACAACTGAGGAGATGCCCGTGAAACCCATGAAGCCCCTGTGTGTCGCCTGTGGTGACACCTACTCTGCCGCCCGTCGTCTGGCTGGCTACCAACTCTGCCTGCCATGTGGCGAGGACCGGGCGCGAAGCGTCCGTCACACCATCGTGCCGATGCACAAGTCCAACTACCTGCTCATCACGGACAGGGACGACCTGCTTGGCATCAACAACAAGGGAGGGCTGTACAGATAACAACCCACCACACACTGAACCACTAACCACTACCGGAGTTCTTATGTTCATCGCAGTTCTTTTCCATGCCCACGAGCCGATGCGCTTGTACGGTCCATTCGACACTGAAGATCAGGCGTTCGCCTGGGTGGATGAGCAGACTTTCGAAGCTGCAACCATCCATGAACTTCGTGCTCCCACCCCCGTGAATAACATCAACTGACAAAGGAAACATCATGTCAATCGATACAACTCTCTCCGCCCCTTCGCACCTCACCTCTTTGCACTCATCCTGCTACGTGGTATCCGTCGAGGTGTCCACGTGGGTGGGCACAAAGCAAGACAAGACGGTCTCCAACGAGGTGACAACCCAGAAGAAGGCATCTGCCGATGCTGGCAAGTTCACCAAAATGCTGATGGCAGGTAACGCCACGCACAAAGCCCTGGTGAATCATCGTCAAACGGTCTACAACTGGCTGCAGAGATGCACGTATGACTGGGCGGGTAAGTCTCGCCTGTTACCAATGATGCAACTGCCGAAGTTCCAGAAGGAGTACGAGCAGCACTTGGCGCAGTTCAACCTGCTCAAGGAGAAGTTCGCTGCCGAGTACAACGGCATCGTGGCGAACATGGCCTTCGAACAAGGCGACCTGTTTAACAGGGCAGACTACCCTGACCTGCAAACTATCCTGGCTAAGTTCAACATGAGGTTGCTGGTCACTGACGTGCCGCGTGGTGACTTCCGCAACGCGGTCAGCGAGGAGTTGGCGTCCGACCTGCATACACACTACCAGAAACAGACGGAGACAATCGTCAAGGCAGCAATGGACAAAGCTGCAACGCGGTTGGTCTCTCTGGCTGAGCGTGTGGCTCACGCCTGCTCTGAGCCCGAGGAAACCGTGGCCGAGGACGGCACGGTCAAGAAGGGACGCAGGCCCAAGATCGTCGAGGCTACGTTCGATCAGGCGCGGGAAATGTGCGCCATCCTGCGGGACTTCAACCTGACAGGCAACGAGGAGATCGAGGAAGCCCGCGCAAAGCTGGAGTCTGCGCTGCGTGGCGTGACAACGGACGACCTGCGCGAGTACGCAACAAAGCGCAAGGCAGTCAAGGACGAGATGGACGACCTGCTCACACAGTTCGGAGCATTCAAGCGCATCGGGCGCGACGAGGAGGACGACGGGGACGAGTGATCCCCCTGAGAACTTGACAAAGTTAACGCGACATTTTTCTCTCAATCAGTTCTTCATTCAGTAAGGAAGTCTTAATCATGGCAAACATCAGTTTCACCACCACCGTCACCCTGGACCAAGCAGCCAACCTCATCGAGGTGACGGGAGACGAGGTGACGAACATCCTTGTGGCCGAGCCGGGTATCGGCAAGACCAGCATCCTCAAGATGCTCGAAGAGCGCATGGGTGATGGGTATGACTACATCTACGTGGACTGCCCCGTCAAGGACATGATGGACATCGGTGCCAACATCCCGAACCACGAGACCCGCACCCTGGACTACTACGCAGCCAGCCTCTTCAAGCTGTCAGGACCGGGCGCAAACCGACCCAAGGTCATCCTGCTCGACGAGTTCTTGAAGGCTCCGAAGCTGATGCAGATCATCTTCACGCGGCTCATCCTTGAGCGCATGGTGGGTGATGTGCCGCTGCCCAAGGGGTCATATGTCTTCGCTACATCCAACAACGTGACGGACGGGGTGGGCGATGCACTCCTCGGTCACGTGGGCAATCGCGTGGCTGTCATCCACGTGCGAAAGCACAAGGCAGACAAGTGGAATGCATGGGCCAGCAAGGTGGGTATCTCACGGGTCATCCGCACATGGGTTGCTCTGAATCCTCGGTGCATGGCGTCCTACCTCGACGGCAATCAAGAAGATAACCCGTATATCTTCAAGCCGGGTAAGCCCGGACAGTTCGTGTCTCCCCGGTCTCTGGCAAAGGCGAACGTGCCGATCTCCCGTAAGGATCGCTTGAGCGAAGACGAGTTGCAAGCGCAGCTCGCTGGCATCCTTGGCGAGGCTGCTGCCCGGTCGATGTCAGCGTTCGTGTCGATGAGCGACAAGGTACGTGATGTCAAGGACGTGCTCGCTGATCCGAAGGGCATCGAAGTGCCAGAGGATATCGCTGCCCAAGTGATGATGATGTTCCAGGCTGTCGATGTACTCGAAACGCAGGATGAACTGTCCGCGTTCATGGAGTTCGTCAACCGCATCAAGTCAGCCGAGGTGCAGGCTATCTTCTTCACGATGATGGCAAACCAACGCATGAAGCTGGCAAAGAACAACTCAGCCATCCGTGAGTGGATGCGTGTGAACTACGTGCTGGTGTAAGGAGAAAGCAAATGAAGATCAAAGTCAAAGCCGTGAAGCAGTACGGAAGCTGGGTGTACTACCCAGTGTGTGGCAAGGCTGGGCTGTTTGCCCAGATCGCTGGCACCAAGACGCTCACCTCGCATGTCTTATCTCTCATCAGAGAGATGGGGGTAGAGGTGGAAGTGCAACAGGAAAACCCGGAGGGTGTATGAAAACCTATTACGTCCAACTGGTGAAGACCATCTACGTCCTCATCAACGCTGAATCAGAAGAACAAGCTGCTGAGAAAGCAAAACAAGACAGCGAGGGGTTCGCCTACGACGGGCACTGGGCCCACGCAAAACCTATGGTGTATGACGTATCAGAACAAGGAGTCTACGATGCTTGACCTCGAAATCAGAATCAAGAAGGCCCACGTGGCGCTCATGCGCCATCCCGAGACTGCGCTGTACTCGGGCGTGATGATGGCAGGTAGTAGTTCAGTCTCGGATGAGCCCATAACTGCGGCGACTAATGGACTGGACAAGTTCTACGGCAGAGCATTCATGTCCAAACTCTCCGATCAGGAGATCAACGGCATCGTGCTGCACGAGAACCTGCACGTGGCGCTGCGCCATCTGGTCCACAACCGTGACCTCTTCAATGAAGATAGGCGCACGGCAAACATAGCAGCAGACTATGTGGTCAACGGGATCATCAACGGGCTGAAGGACACGAGACTGTGCAAGCTTCCGCAAGGGGCGCTGTACGAGCCTCAGTACGACGGCATGTCGATGCGGGAAATCTATCGCCTCCTGAGGAAGAATAAGAAATCTCAACCGCAGCAGCCGGGACAGCCATGCCAGAATGGACAGAATGGCGATCCATCTAATCAGCCCGGTCAGTCTCAATCCGGTAAGGATGATCCATCGGAATACGGTGGATTCGATGAGCACGACCTGAGCAGTGGCCCAGCCGACGCTGAGGAACTAAAGAAGGTGAGCGAGGCAGTGGACCGGGCGCTGCGTGAGGGTGCCCTGATTGCTGGTCGGTTCGGGGTTGATATCCCCCGCGCTATCGGTGAGTCGCTGGAACCGCAGGTTGACTGGCGGGCAGAGTTGATGGACTTTGTGGTCAATGCAACATCAGGCAAGGATGAGTACTCCTGGCGTCGCTACAACCGTCGAGTCATCGACACCATGCTCCTGCCTACCACCGTGAATGAAACGATAGGAGAGATTGTTGTTGCCATCGACACATCAGGTTCTATCGGCGGCAGCGAACTCGGACTATTTGTCTCAGAACTGGTATCTATCTGTGAGATGGTAACTCCCGAGCGTGTCCGGGTTTTGTGGTGGGGCACGATGGTGGTCGGGGAGCAACTCTTCGAAGGCGACTATCAGAATCTCAAGACTCTACTCAAGCCCCGTGGAGGTGGTGGCACTCGCGTCGGGTCGGTGAGCGATCACATCATCAAAAATAACATCTCAGCAGATGCTGTGATTGTATTTACAGACGGCTACGTCGAGGCACAAATCGATTGGAGGATATCGATTCCCTCCTTGTGGCTTGTGACTCAGTACGATAGGATGAGCGTCCCCGTGGGCGGTAAGCTTGTCAAGTTCAACAAGTAAGTTTTCAATCAGTCAAAGGAAGTCATCATGCGAGTATCTGACCTTCGTCCTTACATCTATAACCCAACAGACGCACTCGTCGAGAAGTTTGAGTTGCGGATGAGTTCGTACCCTAACGCTCTGACGGTACTTGCCGCAGAGTTCTGTACTGCTACAGGGTTCCTCATCGATCCTACCCCTCGCAAGAGTAGGTCGGCGGTGGATTTGGTGCTACCCAGCGGCATCGAGGCTGGCTATCTCACCGTTCTGTTGGACTGCGGTGAGACTATCTACGGGTACACGCACCACGTTGTCAACAAGACACGCGGTGACAGGTACTCCAGCGACAAGAGCACTCGGTCTTCTAAGAAGATCCACAGCCTGCTTGCTGCACTGCGTAAGTACAACGAGATATACAGCCAATCCAGGGCAGAGAGTTTTCTCTTCCAAGACTTCCAGACCTCGTACAAGTACGCGATACCTGACACGAGGGAGATTACATTCAGGGTGCCTTCACAAGCAGCATTGGCGGCGGCGCAGTTCGCCCTCAAGCGGACTGATTACCTCCCACATGAGGTGATAGTTACGCTAAACGCAGCGATGAGTGACTACGACGCTGAAGTCGCACAAGACAAGGACAAGAATGCAATCAAGGCTCGCTTCGACGCGGGCGTGTATGTCCTGGCGGTGTCTCCTCTATCTACCGTAGAGCATCCCATCTACTACTTCTGGGAGACAGAGAAAGAGCCCATCCACAATGTAATGAAGGCCCCGAGAAACCTCAAGCGTTACGCCACGATAGAAGACATCGAGCCTATCCATCTCGATATGGTCTTTGCCAAGACAGAGTTTGAGAAAGTCACCAACTACAACGTGCGGGACCCGTATCACATCCCTCGCTCAGACAAGTACTACCCTGAACTTGACATGAGCACGTGCTACATCAGCAGTTTCATGTACGTAGTCATCCCCAAGAAAAAGGAGGGGGCATGATCGGTGGGAGCAATCGCTTCTTCGCAGGTTACCCTCCCATGCCGTACAAGCATGGGCGGAAAGATGATCTCTACCGTTGTGTCCTGTGTCAGTCAGGAGATATGTACAAACTGTACACAACGCGAGAGCGGGTGTTGCACTACACCGATGAGACCCTGCCTGATCCCATAAAGATTGCGTTGGGTTTCATCAAGGCTATCCCGGCGCGTAACACGAACCCTTGGGCGCAAGCGGGGGACCTGTACATGAACAACCACAGCCCCAAGCTAGACGGTATAGGTTGGCTAGGGAAAGTGGACCTCGTTCATTTCGAACCACCCAACGTATACCAACCCATCAAGGAGTATTACTACGTGATCATCCTGCCTCGTGACGTACTCAGTGAAATCTCTAATGGACTGTAGGGGTACGCATGTCTAAAACTCCGGAAGCAAAAGTCAAAGCGCAAGTTGACAAAGTTCTGAAGGATCTTGGCGCGTACTCATGCAAGCCCATGACGGGCGGGTATGGGGCGTCAGGGGTGCCTGACATCCTCGCGTGTGTACGCGGAAGGTTTGTGGGCATCGAGTGCAAAGCAAAGGGTAACAAGACCACTGCCTTGCAGGATTACAACCTCGCGCAAATCAAACGCGCTGGGGGCATCGCCCTTGTGGTCGATGAGTTCAACGTACATCAACTCAGTTTATTGATTCAGGAGAACATGAAGTGAAAAACAGGATTGAACTTCTACGTCATGCAGTCAAGCTGTGGAGCGTCCCGCATGTGCCGAAAGAAATCAACCGGGCCAATGCGAGGAAGTGGGTGGCATCTGTGGAGCGCCTCGGGGACAAGTGGCTCCTCGCTAAGAAGGTGGAGCGCCTCGGGGGGCAGCATGGTTGCTAATAAGCCCATCATCAATCTGTTCTGGGACCGTGGCGCGACCCGTGAGCACGGTATCCCTGTGGACTTGGCTGACTCTGCCCCACCAGACAAGACGCAGATCTTTGTGCTGTCTCCGGAAGTTGCGCTGGCTGCGGAGAAACTTGTGCGGTCGGAGTCTTTCAAGTTCCCTGACCTCAAGGACCACCATATGCCGTATGAACATACGGCTATTGAATATGAGATAACTCCTGAGATCCGTGCGTTCCGTTCTTTGGCCCCGAGCGGATCACAGCAGATATCCCACGTCGGCGTACACATTTGGGAGATACCTAAGGAGTCTAGGTTTGTATGTACTCCGTACTGGCGGTTCGTCAGCGGCGCGATGCAGCACAGCCTTTTCTCTTACACATTGGGGGTGAACGAGTACGACATCCACAGGATATTGCTGAACACAAAGGGGACAGCAGACGGAGCAATCGAGACCGGCGTCATCATGTCGTTAGCGGGTTTACGTGGGTTTGAGGCAGCGAAGATCCCCGTTAACCGGATTTACGAACATCTCAATGCTGCTTTCGGTGGCGCACCGGACGGGTCTTCTGTGATGACTCACATACACGAGTCAGCAGTGGAGATTCCTGTACTTGCATTCGCCTGCGCCATGCTGATCAACTGCAAGACCGGGGTCGAGAAGAAGCACGTAGCGGAGAGGAAGTTTAGGAACTCAGCCTACGGTGCAAGACTACGTAAGAAGATGTCATCGGCAGCGTTCACCGTAGTGCATCTGTCAGCTCTGGAGAAAGTCTCAGACGATGGGACGATCACTTCCAACGTCGGTATGGCCGCGCACTATGTCCGTGGACACTTCAAGCAACGAAAGAGTGGTGTGTATTGGTGGAGCCCGTTCGTGCGCGGCTCTGGTGAACCTAGAAAACGAGCCGCTTACGCGGTGAAGGAATGAATATGAAACGAACCCCGTGGTTCGGCGCTCTGGAATGCCCAGTGCGTGAGGGTGTCTACGAACGCAAGCTATACAACCATCACAACGGTGATGAACTGATTGTTTACTCCTACTGGGATGGCAAGCAGTGGTATATCGGCACGTATTCACCTGATGACGCCATGCGCGTTGCCGAGCTTGGCCCAACCATGACCCTGTACCGCGAATGGCGCGGGTTGCTAAAGGAGGATGAAGATGAAGGACTTCCCACACTGCACGGGTCCCTGCCAACAGGGGGATAAACCTTGCCCGTGTCCTCAATCATGCGAGGCACCTGAAGACTTTAACGGTCTTGAGGTTGTAGCTAAGTTAGTTATCTGGTTCCTGGCACTTGTCGGTGCTGGTGTTCTTGTGGGGTATTTCGTATGAAGATCGAAGTTACACATGCATCCATAGTCAATGACATGGGTGTCGTTGCCTCAGTAGAGCTTGTCGATGGGGTCACCGTGAAGGTCAACATCAATCAATACGTCGGCTGGAACGACTGGATCGAAGTCTACGAAGCCATCAAAAAGATCATGATGTTGATGGAGGTGAAGCAGCCATGACTGACGATCAGTTCCGCGAACTCTGCAATACCTTTGGCTTCGCCCCCAGCAGGGCACTGCGGGAGATGCTGGATAAGGCGATGGAGCAGGAGCGTGAAAGCTGCGCGAAGGTGTGTGACTTTGAAGTGGCGCGGCTGCACGCGATTGATGAGCCGCGTCCTGCGCTGGCCGTTGGCATCTGCGCCGCCGCCATCCGCGCAAGGAAGGATAAGCAATGACCCGCATCCATTACTGGTGCCCGGTGTCTCGGGCGTATGTTACGGCCATCGTGCCGACCGAGGTTGCTTTCAAAATGATGGGGTGGGTATGACTGACCGCGAACTCCTTGAACTCGCTGCGAAGGCGGCGGGGATTGAGCTATGGCACGAAGATGTGTTCACCAACGGCTTGACGCACAAGGTGAGCGACAACGGAGTGTTGTGCTGGAACCCTCTCACCGACGACGGCGATGCGCTGCGGCTGGCGGTGAAGTTGCTGTTTGAAATTGACATGGATCGCAGGAGCATTGCCATTAGGCACCAAACTGGCGTCAAGATTCTTCGGGCTTTCAACAACGACCCCTACGCAGCCACCCGCCGCGCCATCGTCAGGGCTGCGGCTGAGATTGGAAGGAGCATGAAATGACCATCACCATCGACCGAGCCGTGGCCCAGCAGGCGCTGGAGGCGTTGGAGGGTTTAAGCGAACCCTACTATGTCTTGAAAGCCCAAGACGCCCTCCGCGCCGCGCTGGAGCAGCCGGAGCAGGAGCCGGTGGCGTCCATCTACGTGACGATAGGTGGAGATCGAGAGTTTGACGACTGGCGCTGCCCGCTGCCTGTAGGAGGAAATCTTCTCTACACCCACCCACCCCGCCGCGAGTGGCGAGGGCTGACGGAGGAGGAGCATGAGAAAGCCAGACACGTCTGTCGGCATGTCGGCGTTGAAGGGCTTGTGTTATGGCTTGAAGATAAGCTGAAGGAGCGAAACGCATGACTGACCGCGAACTGCTTGAGGCCGCTGCGAAGGCGGCGGGGCTGAAGATTCACGCCGCTCGACAGGCTGAACGCGACGAGGAAGGGTGCGCCAATTCCGGCCTTTGGATCGTCAACGGCTCAACCTGCTGGAACCCTCTCACCGACGACGGCGATGCGCTGCGGCTGGCGGTGAAGTTG